AATGTTTTAGCTACATCTAACACAGGTGCGGATGCATTTTCAATTAGTTGTTGGTATAAAACATCACAACAAGGAACTCAAATGATAGTTGCAAGAATGCTTAATTTAGGGCCTTTTTCAGGGTATGCATTAAATATGGTAAGTAATAACATGCTTTCTTTTTTCTTAGGCACTTTTAGTGGGAATGCTTATATAAATGTGCGTTCTAATAGTGTTGCTACTCATTCTGATGGTAATTGGCATCATTTGGCAGTTACTTATGATGGTAGTAGAGCTGCATCAGGAGTTACTATGTATTTTGATAATTCTGTTTTAGC